CGTCCAGCACGCCCTGCACACGTCTGGCCGCTTGGATGAGTGCCGTCCATACCACGTCCTCGCCCAGACCCACCCCCGCTCGCAACTCGCCGCGGCTGTCGATGCCGCCGACGTACCGGATGATCTCATCCTTGATCTGCTCGTCACCGTCCGCCGGATATGCCGCCGTCGTCCTTACAACCACATGGACGTAAATGTCCACAATCTCCGCCCGGTTGAACCGGACCAACTGATTTTCGCCTCCTGCATCCTCTACCCACACCTCCACGTCGCCGAACGACTCAATGCCCGCGGCAATGGTATCGTGGATGGCCTGTGCAACATCGCCGTCGGCACCACCGAGGACGACGACCTCTACGCTTTTTGGGGGCCGTCCCTCGTCATCAAACTCCATCGTCGGGTTCTGGAACACTCTCGCCGTACGGACCCCCGGCGCCTTCAGCACCGACGCCCGGATGCTATCGATAGTGGCGGCTCCACCGGCGGCTAACGACAGGTAATATCGCTCCCGGAGTTCCCTGTCCGTCTCTCGATCCAACCCGTCCACATTGCGGTCGCTCTCCAAGCCGATGACACCCGACACTCCAGGCACCGGGTTTGTGATGGTGTTTAGCTGGTCAGGCGATACGTTGACGTCCCATCCGGTGCCTACAGACCGCGTCATCACCTCTACGTGCCCGTCCGGGCCGATGACCGCCGCCTCGGTCGTTGCATATCTCACCCCGCCTTCCGTTTCGATCAGAAAACCCCGAGGGATGGTAACCCCGGGGTCTCCGGTGAAACGAACAAGCCTCCAAGCGTGAGATGGCGGCCTACGTGATATACCGGCATATTTGACGGCGTAGTCTAGGGACTGGCCCGTCGCCGTGTCGATGTACGCCGAACCGTACACCCGTTCGGCCACCTGCCAGAGCAACGACAAGGCGAATGCCACGACCCGCAAAAACAGTGCCAGAGGCGACGCCGAGGACAGGTCGATGTTCGGGCCGAACAGGTCCTTGGCCTTGGCCTCCATGTCGGTGATGATGTCTTGGTACGTCTTGCGCCGGAACCCCCGGTCCGTCACGCCCCAGTCCATTAGACTTCCACCTCCACCACGTCGGCCAGCCGGTCGCCGTTTTTCAGTCGGGCAACAAACCGGATCGTTAGGTGTCGTCCTGGCGTAATGCGCCCGATCTCAAGTTCTTCTACACGCTCGATTTCCTCGTCTCGCATGATAGCCTTCAGTACCTCGGCTCTGATGCGCTCCCGACTCACGCCCTTTTCCATGAGCGCCATCCACGGGACACCCAACAACGTGTCGAGAAACCATTCGCCTGTTTGCGTCCCCAGCCGGAGCCGTGGCCGCTGTTTGCGCGCCTCCATGCCCGATACCATTTGGAGGCGGCCGCGTCGGTCGAATACCAGATCTTTTGTTTCCGGGTCAATTGCAAAACTCACAAGGTCCGTCACACCGTCTTCACCACCTCGCTCGGGTCGGGGCTTGCACTCGTCGGCGGCCCCGTTATACCAGAACCGGCGCCACTGGTCCACGTGTAGGGATGCTCGTGCCCGTCGAGCCACTCTTTCAGTTGCTTCCCCAACGGCACGCCCTCGTCTGCATCCTCACCGCCGAGCCGCAGGTCCGGACTCTCCAACACCGCGGGGCCGCCGGGTACGAGCCGAACGACGTGCGGCGGCGTAGTCAGCACCGTCTCGCCGTCGGGCATCAGCTCCCACTTGGCGCTTTTGTCCGGGTTTTCGATGAGCACCTTGCCGTCCGCCTGCAGTACAATTTTTACGCCATTATCGCGGTGCAACAGGATGGCATCGTCGCCGTGCTCCCCCGGCAGTTTGCCCTCCCCCAGGTGCATGAGTCCTGGGATGGCAATGGCATCATCAAGCGCGTGCCGACGCCGGAGGCGCGGGTCCTGCGGCTCGCCATCCGTCATGATGTAGTCGAGTGCTCGTTCCGAAAACACGACGAGCACCGTGTCGCCGCGGCGGACTGGAAAGCGCATGATGAACGGGCCGGCTTTGGGCATCTGGAACGGCACGTCCAGGATGGGGGGTAACGCCTCCGGCTCGCCATCCTGCTCCAGTTTGCGTTTCACCAACGGCACCACTTCGCCACGGAGGGTTTGCGGGTTGAACTTTTCCACACGGGCCGGGATAGCCGTATGCACGTCATCCAGCGCCTCGTTAATCATGGCATCGATGAGTTGTGAAAGTTTCATAGCGGCACCACCGTCGCAATCGTAACGTGTTCTCCGACGCCAGACTTGTGCCGGCCTTCCGTCACCTGAAACTCTCCGCGAGCTGTGCGGCTGCGAATCTCAACCATCGAATCCGTCGTGATACGGTGCTGCAGGAGCGTCCTTATCCGATATGCCCCCGGTGCGTCGCTAACCGGTTCAGGAGACTCCAATAGTCCGGTGTCAGCAGTGAGAACTACGCCGATTCTCACATTGTTATCCGGCGGCACTAGATACACCGCCTGGCGAGTAACATGGAGGCGTGCTCCTGTGTCTGCAGCGATAGTTTCTAGAGCTGCTTTTGCCGACGTGGAGAAGGTCACGCCGCTAGGGTAAGCCACGTCGCTGGGCAGCTGGATCTTGCCCACTGATAGACCCAGGAGACTGATGACGTCTCTGGCTACCTCAGACGCCCGCACACCCTGCCTCCAAGTGCGGTTGACGCGGGCAGTGAGCCATCTATCCGTTCCATCCCCAGCAGTGATGGTCGTTACCTTGTCGACCCCTTCCCAGGTTGTAACTGCGTCCTCCACTGTGCCCACAAAGACCGTTCCGACATCTCCCTCATATCCGGCTCTTACAATAACCGGGGCCTCCCGCTCGATTTTTTTGAGCGTCTCATCGCTTAGGTTGAAAAGGCGGATACTGCCCACCTGGGCCGATCCGCTGCCAAAAGGCAGGTCGAATTCAATTGTGAGCGGGGGTGACTTGAAAACCATTCCCGCTATTTGCACTTCAGAAACTCTGCCAAACATCGTCATAGCCATCACACTACCGGCTCCATTATCCAAAGATGCACATCGACACCGAAATCCCCTTTGCCGGCGCTGTCATGCGCTCCGGCTGTGTTCGCTGCTACGATCATCACGTCTGGTAGTCTGTCATCCACGATACCGCCCAAAAGGTCAGCGCCATACACAACAGGTTTGCCCAGCACAATCGGGCTGCCTTCTGCGTCGTAAACGTCTATCGTATAAAAGTCTCCTTCTGAGTTATAGCGCACTTCAAACCCCAATAATACACCCGCCACTCGGCACTGAAAACGCTGGGGGAAGCCAGCATCAATGTCTACGGGTAGCCTGCGGACTTGCGCCATCTACGCTGCTGCCTCCTCTCCGCCGAACAAGCCAAACCGGCGACCTAGCGCAACAAGCCATGATGCTGCAGTTTCCTCGTCGATGTCCTCAACCGGCGGTTGCTGCAGGCCGCGTTCTGCGGGTGGTTGCTCGACCTCAGCTGCGGTTACCGGGTCTGGGGCCGCCGGCGCAACAAAAGCCCGGGTCTCTACGTGGGCCACACGCACCTGCTTGAGAGTGGCAGAGAACCGTACACCATTGACGATCTGGGCTGAATGGGTTACATCAAGACTTTCAATCACAACATTCTCCCAGACGGTCACGCCGACGTAGGTTCCCACTTCCCGTGCGTCAGCCAGTTCTCGTAGCCGCTCATATCTCGATTCCCAGTCTGGGCCCGCAATGGTGGCAGTAATCTGGAGCGTATGCGGCAGACGCTGGGTGTGATCGGCGATGGCCTCGCCGTCTTCCACGGCGTGCTCCGTGACCTCGTTACGGTATGAAAGCTGCTCTTCGCGCACTACGTCGATTTCAACATCGAATAAGAGCGCCATCGCCTACACCTCCTGCATAACAACCGAACGGAAGCTCTCTCTCACCCATTGGTCAAGAATGTCGCGAATCTTATCTGCCGTCATCTGCCCAATGCTCTCAGCGTCCTCTGCCGTAGTGCCCCGGGCATCTACTTGCACGTTGACCGTGATAGCCGGCGCATAGGGCATGCCCGCAGCAGACCCTGCAGCCACGGGCGCCGCATAGTCAGTTCCGACTGCTCTTCGGGCAGAGGGCAGCGGCAGGTCATCGAGTGCTGACTCGAGCTCAGCCATGCTAGTTCGCTCAATGCCGCCTGCAACCTCTCCGACGAGACCCTCACCTACGGCATCGAGCCTAGTAAGGGGCCCCTCTTTGGCAGGGGACTGCGGGAAGAATCCCATGATCGTCTCGCCGATCTTCCGCAACGGTGCAGGGATGAGATTGATGGCGGTTTGGAGCGCATTTGATAGGACCTCGCCAAAACTAAACGTATTAGCAAACCAGTCTTTAATGCTTTGCCACCAGTTGCCCAGCGCCGCCATAGTACGCTCCGGCAGTGTTACGAACCAGTCGACAGCTGATTGTATGGCGCTTCCAACGCTTGCGGAAAT